TTAGACAGCCACACGTGTCCCACAAAAGTATTTGTGGGACACAAAAGCTGTTTTCTGCCACTTAGCAAATTTACGCTCAATGATTTTGTCTACATCAGCATTGGTGTACTTAAGGTCGCTCTTAGGCTCTTGTTTAGACTCCTGCTTGATCTGCTCACCTTCTGGCGTACTATCAAGCTTCTGCTCATCCTGCTTGGTTTGCTCGTCCATTGTGTATCCCTTCTAATCCAGCTGTTTAAGGTCAGCCGCTAACCTCTCCGTAGCTTTTAAAGACATCAACGCTTGGTCTAAGAAAAAAGCCGCTCTCCCGAACGGCTTAGTCTTCAAACATGTCAAGAATCGCTTGTATTGCTTCCTCGCTGGGAAGCCCCCTGCAACGAAATATTTCTTGTTCTCCATCATCAACGGTAATCGTCGGAAGGTAATCAACGCTTCTGCTCTGTGCTGCGCAAGGATGCCAATCAACATCAATGAGGTCATAAGGTATAGCCTCGTCATCCAGAAGCGGCACGAGTGTTTGTAGCGTACCCTTGCACGGGCTGCACCAACTAGCGTGCCAGATAGTGACTTTCATACGCCTTCTTTCGGCATGAAAAAAGCCACCCCGAAGAGTGGCTTATTAACTTATAGTTTGACAATTAAAAAGTCCCAATAATCTTCTCATAACCCCTTGTTAATGAGCTAATCTTTTGGTGTTTCTCGTATCCAGCAGTTTCAAGATAGAGCTTAGCAAACTCGCCTAAAGGCGCACCAAAAAAAGTAGGTTTCTTATAGCTAGTCAGCTTTGCTATTGGATTCTTTAATTCTGGAGAGAATTCTTTTTGTCCTAATGAAAATACAACAGCGGTCAAAGCATCACTCGGGTCACCTGAGCTAAGCAGCGCTAAAAGCTCCTGAAGGCTTTTTCTTTTTGTTGTGTTACCCATCGCTTTCACCACCAGACAATCTTTTAATCTCTTCAGAAAGAAACTTCTGTAAATCTAAAATAAGTTTATCATTGCCTTTTCTTTTAGCAGGATTAATCTCGACTTCGTAAGCATAAATTTCACTCTGTAGCTATCTTCAATAACACTTACTTGTCTTTGGCATAGCTGTGTGACGGGGTAGGCCAATGTTCAGTAGAGAGTTTATAAGCACGTTCGGACATGCCCATAAAGGGTTTCGATGGGTCAAGCACGGGGCCTCGGTCATCTGCGCCCCATTCGACATATCCAAAATCTAGTAATTGTTTCTGAGCCTTATCTACATCTCTGTCACTTTGAACCATCTCACCCCCCTATTCTCACCACGCAGCCACCTATAAGCCATTATTTCTACTTCATCAGACTCTGTTGTAAGATTTTTAGCCTACTGTAATAATTCTACCCATCTTGATATGAAAAAAGCCACTCTTCGGAGTGGCTTAAGCATAGTTACTTAATTACTAGCCTACGCTGTAAGACGTTTCCAGTTCTCATAGTCCTCTGGCAACAAGTACTTATCCATCGGAGCTTTACCAATCATCAATTTTATATCTTCAACTGGCTTACGACCAGAAGCAGCCGAAGCATATAGCCTTACAAAGCGCATCTTTACACTGTCATAGTCAAGCCGCCCTGGGATGCGATACTTGTCCAATATATCCGAAATTGTCTCCATGTCGCACCTCCTGAAAGTCGCACTTACTTGACATAGTAATTATACCCATATCGTTGTGCATTTCTTATAAGCCACTCATGTTGTTTGCTCTTAAACGCCTTCTCGACATCTGTCGTATCAGTGTTATACAGCGGGATTCCAAGTGGCTTACAGTTCTTCTCCCAATACTCAAAGGACATATCGTCCCATGTTTTATCGGAGAAAATCTTGTAATCATTAAGAAAGTCGTTAGAGAGCTTTTTATTAGCTTTACTTGTTCTCTCAAGAACAAAACATCTCTTTTCGCCTTGAGTCTCAGTAGCTGAGTTTGATTTAATCCCATAATCAACTAATACCGTAACATCTTCAACACTCAAGGTTCCCCCAACACGAGTTGTATGTGTGTGAGTCAATTCAAGATCACTCAAAGATGCATCTATATTTTTCTCGCGCATCAGGCGAACAAGCTCTTCTTTTTCTGGAAGTTCAACGCCTCCTACATCTCCGATGCCCTCCCATATTGCCTTGCCATTAAAATTAAATGCTGCTACTTCAGGCTTCCCGAAGCGCCGGGTATACCTACCAATCGACACTTTGTGTTCACCAGAAGATACTTTATGCCCAGAAATATTTCTTTTGGTCGTTTCCGCTCTATGTCTGTCAATCTGTTGCTTTTGCCATGCATCCCAATCAGAAACAGCAGGTGCAATCTGGCAGCGGCAGCGAGGATGCAAGGGTGGGAAGTTCTGCCCTACTACGGCATCATCAAAGCGATAAATCTCATCATAGCTATGCTTGCCAACATCTCCACAGACCTCACAGGTGCGCTCATCCCCTACAGGGTTGATGTAGTACGAATCGAAGCCCTCGCGCTTAAGCCCTGCTGCCTGTGCAGCACGTGCAACATAGGTACCTTCTGTTTGCACAAGGCGCATGATGTTTGCTTCTGAAACATCAACAAAGCGCTTGTGTAGCTCTGAGGTCATCTGCTCATAGCTCACGCCACGTGCTAAAGCCTTGGCCATATCCTGCTGTACATAAGTTGCAAGCTTATCGGTATTGCCCCAGATGGTCTCTGAATAGCTCTTACCATCAGCCCAGTGAGTACCAACGAACTGCCTTATCGCGTCTTAATTGCCAAACATCTGCTGAGCGAGCTTCTTCTTTGCAACGTCCACATCGTCAGCATCTGCGTCAAACTTGCCAGCATGAGCAATCTTTGGAGCAGCAGGCCTATGTCACTTAGACATCTCCTTAGCAAATGTGCGCATTTCATCTTCACTTTCTCCCTGGATAAAATGAGCAGGGATGCCTGTTTCAGATGCAATCTTATTAAGAAGAGCGGTTCTCTCAGCTTGAACGCGAGCAGCGGCAAGCTCACTTTCTACTTTCCCTGCGCGCTCAAAAAGTTCAGTAAACTTCGTTTGATTCTCGTCAAAAGCCTTGGCCTTCTCAGCATTTTCCTTTGCTCGGTTTTCCCACTTGCGAGCAAGAGCTTTCCAATCAGTCCTAGCTTTTTGCGCTTCATTTTCTGAGTTTTCAAGTTCAAGCTCTTCGCCAGCCATATTTGACTCCGTTTCTCCCTGTGCAGGGACTTGATGCCGATCCTCCCGTGCGGGATTTATCAGCATGAAAAAGCCCCCACCATGCGGCGAGGGCAAAATTCCAAGATTGAGCAGTTTTACGACTTACCTAGGTCGAGGAATGAAAATAATCAATTGAAATGGGGTATATTATGCATAGCGGATGCGCTGTCACGCCATTGCGAGACGGCCTCCGCTTTATTTGTGCGGCGGTTCGGGAAGAACTCTCGTTAGCTTTCCATTATGATCAAGTAGATACGCTTCGTTCTGACCATGCCTCCATATGCCAGTTCTGCCATACCACGTTTATGTTCTATTAGAATGCGGTATATTTAAAGTAGCGACGCAGCGACCCGGGCGAGAAGTCGGGGCACCGGGCGTCGCTAATGCTTTCTGTGGATTACTTCGAACGCATCAACTGTACCGCTCTTTACGAAGCCCTCACCAATTCTCATGTATTCCGATTCGTGTTGAGGTGACAGGCTTACATCAACAAGAATAGATTTCGGAGAGCCTGGGTATTCAACAAATTGTCCTGGTGCAGACTTCATTCTTTTTTACCTTTGTACTTTGCTTTTTCGGTAGCCGTCAGGGTGTCCCATCACAATGGCGACTGACTTACAAGCTTTGAAGAGCATGATGGGTTTATAGCACTGATTGATAATGACTTCTTTCGGACGATTGCCGTGCTTGGCTTGTCTCTGGGGCTTCGTAAGGATGAAATCTTTGGTCTTGATCGGGATAATATCGACTTTGAGTGCCGCCTAGTCCATGTACAGCGCACCTACGTCCGAGAGCACGATGGACACAAGCTCATGCCACCAAAAACAAAGATGAGTGACCGCTATATCCCTTTGCGCAAGAAAAGCACTGAATGGCTGCATGAGCTCTATATCAAGCGTGGGAAGCCTGCGAGAGTAGTCTGTGTCAATTACAAAGGAGATCGCGCAAACCCACGAACAGCAACGGACAGATGGTTGCCATACCTATGCAAACATGACTTGCCCTATGTTACGATGCTCAACTTACGCCACAGCTTTGCCACATCTTGCCTTATGACTGGTATGGAAATACGTAAGGTCTCACACTATCTTGGGCACACGACAATTAACACGACGGCTGCAAGATACATGCGCTACAAAGCTGAGGATGTGGTTGATGACTTTGATAAGTTCGTAGACTAGTCCTATGTGTTTGTGACCCATAATTTGACCCGACAAAATAAAACAGCTGGTAGACAGTTTGAAACAGTTTATGTAATTAAACACAAAAGAAGTGCCCCTGCTCCTGCAAATGTGCAGGTAAACAGGGGCACTTCAACAAAAATTCATGGTGGCGGGGAAGGGAATCGAACCCCTGACACGGGGATTTTCAGAGCGGTCAAGAATCATACCTTTTTACGAACATATGTTAGTTTCTGGAAGTAAATAGCCTAATATCTATTAGAACATGTGTACTATTACGAACGCCTGTGAACTATTGGAAATGGGTTTTTGTCACTAAGTGACAAGGGAGTGACACAGATGAAGATTGATAGTGAGTCTTTATTCCGCCAACATGGGAAGTGGTATGCGGCACTGCGCTGGAAAGACGACGAGAGCGGCAAATGGAAGCGTAAAACAAAGGCATGCAGAGGCAAGACCAAAGCCCTTGCAAGGATTGAGCTACAGGATTGGCGGCGTGAGGTTGAGGCGACGCAGGTCGCATCAAGCACTCAAACGCTGGGGCAGCTCGTCGAGGAATGGCTAGAGATTGAGCGTGCTGCTGGCAATATAGAGCGCTCCACAATTAGTGGATATGAGACGATCGCGCGAAGGATTGCGTGTTATGCCCTCGCTGATATACCTATGGTTGATATTAGACGCGCCGCCGCTCAAGCTTGGGTTATAGAGCTAACCGAGGCGGGATTTTCGCCATCTACGATAAAAAAGACTATAGGCGTTGCGTCTCGTGCAATTGAGCTTGCTATCGCTAATGGTGAACTGTTGGCCAACCCGTTCCGTGGACTAAGGCGGCCAAAGCTTACCACTCCCCGACCCAACTCATTAGATGCTAGTGGGCGTGCGAGGATACAGGATTGGATTACCACAGGAGAGTTAACTAGGCTGCGAATGGCGGCGACTTTGGCGCTACATGGAGGATTACGCCTTGGCGAATGCTGCGGCCTTAAATGGGACGATATAGAGCCTGACAAACGCGTGCTGTGGGTGCGTCGTGCTATCGGATATGAGGGCGGAATAGCGTATGAAAAACCACCAAAGACAGGGCATCAACGTGATGTCCCTCTAGATGATTGCTTGCTCGATTTGCTCAAGCGCTGGAAGGCAAAACAGTGCGAAGAAGTAGCACCTCTGCATGTAAAGCCGAGCGAGTATGTGCTTGGTGCGCCTGATGGCTACGCGCTGCCTAACCACATCTCACGCGGGTGGGCTGTGGTATCGCGTGAACTGAACTTAATTGGCACAGAGGGCAAGCGCGTGAACTTCCACGGGCTGCGACACACCTTCGCGACGGTGGCGGTAGCGTCTGGGGTGGATATCAAGACCGTATCGAGCATTCTTGGACATGCGAATGCGGCAATGACGCTCAATGTGTATGCGAGCGCTGACCCTGATGCGAAGCGGGCGGCAGCTGGCGTGATAGGTGATGCGCTGAGGATGTAATCTCGCTAGTTTTAGCGTTCCCAGTTGTTAGGGGCGTGTACTCCTAGCGGGCGTTTTTAAGGCCGTGGGCGGGGAATTCTAAGCCTTGGTGCCTACTCCCCATCGGGAACCCCGCTTATCCACGGTTTGCACGTGCGCACATCTATTTTAACAAGATTTGTTTCCCACGTATGGCAAACAAACGTATTTGTGTGACACAAAAGCCGTTTTCTGAAACACAAAAAAAGACCCCTCCCGCGCAATGCGAGAGGGGTATTGCGTTATTTGTCAGAGCTTGTCAGGGTTTGTCAGAGCTTGTCAGAGCTTGTCAGAGCTTGTCAGAGCTATTCAACCTGCGCTGCAAAGCACGAGCGCTTTGTGGGCCAAAGTAGCCATCAGCATCAACACCCAGCCATCTTTGCACGGCACGAGATGTACCTTTGCCCCAGATGCCATCTGCAAAGACTCCTGTCTTACGCTGCAATGCTTTAACGCAAAGCGAACCCTTTGCGCTATATGACCACTCCCAGCCCACCGTAGCGGAAGGGACATACCGCTTGTTTGGCGCGTACTGTGATGAGATAACGCCGTCTGCGGGTGTACCGAGATAGCGCTGCAAGGCCTTGATAGTAGCAGGGCCGAAGTAACCATCCACATCGAGCTTTGCAGCCTTGGCTTTGGGCGCTGGTTTGGTCTGAGGCTTAGCTGCGGGCTTTCCACCTGTAATGACCTTATGTAAAGCCTGCCACTTAGCACCAGTAGGATCTTCGCCATTTGGCGCATAGGGATAAGGGCACGCCTTGCGCGATGCATCGTAGTGGCGCACGACGCGCGATGCAGGAACCCCGAACTTGCCCATGAGCTGCTGTACCAGTGCTGTGAGGTAGCCAATTTCAGTCTGTGTGTAAGGCCCGCCGTTATTGCAGACCTCAACACCGATTGAATTTTGATTGGTGATTCCGTAGCGCCCTCGACCGTCTCCCACGTGCCACGTGGCAAACTTGGACGGGTCGGCGTACTCCCAGATACCCCCATCGTCAATAAAATAGTGGGCAGAGGCCGCACGATATCCTCTTGAGAAGTAGATGCAATTAGCCTTTGCCGAGCCTGCTTTGCTCGTGCCGCTGCCCGTGTAATGCACAACGATGTAGCGCACAGAAGTTGTGCGCGGGACGATATTGAGCGTCCCGTGATGCTTATGAATGAACATATCTAAACTCCCCAAATAGCGATGAGCACTGCGACAACCACGAGAGCAAAAACTGCGCTGCCGATAATGAGCAAGCAGCCCAGACCCGCGGCCATATCGCGCTCATCTTGGTGATACGGCCCCACTATTCCTCATCGCCTATGTGCTTAGGCTTAGGCAAGTCATAAGTCATCGCAAGAGCAGAATCTGAAAAGCCCTCTGTAGTGGGGTCATTGACCACGCCCAGAATCGCAAGCACTGCAAAAAGCGCGTTGACAATAGCAATGAGCTGGCTGTTTATCCCCTCAATTTCAAATTTGTAGCCAAAAGGTGCTGCCACGACCTGCGCGAGCAAAAGCACCGCGGGAATAAGCGTGAGCCAAAAATTTCGATTTGCAATACGAACTTTTAGATTTACTAACATGATTTACCTTCCTTTTTATCTTGAACTTTTGCCGTGTGCCAGCGCGGCAGAAGGTCGAGCTTGTCTTCCGCCGCGCTAAGTCGTCGCGCGTGGTCATCGAGCCTTTGCTCTATGCGCGCAATTTCGCGCGAATGGTCTGAGAGCTGTTTACTCATCTCGCGCACGGTATCGCGCGTCTCACGTGCCATGTCAGCGATTGTGCTTAGCTGGTCCTTGACGAGCTGCTGCTCAGCGCTGCGAGCGTGCTCACGCTCCTTGCCTGCCACGGTGTCGCGGCGAAAAGTGAGCATTACCGTAAGCACTGACAGCATGATGCCGCCTAGGGCAATCAATTGCTCATAGGTAAAGCTGTCCATAAGTCACCTCCCCTTGCTGTGCGCAAGATAAGCCACGTGTCACGCGGGCATAAAAAAGCAGCCCTTTCGAGCTGCTTTGTTGATACGTTTTAGTTCTTGTGGTGGTCTACTTTCGCCACCCAACAACACGCGTAATAGCGACGGAGTCATCTGTTGAGACATCAATATTGGCCGCGCTGCCCGTGACCCACCCTCCAGAGTCTTTGAAGGTACTAATACGATTGCCCCTAAGTACCACCGCCTTCGCTCTTGTATAAAGCTTTTTGTTTGAACCTACGATCACCGTAGACAGCGGTACGGTCTTACCGTCGGGGTTGTGCACCCTTGTACTGCTACTCAAGCCGCCAACTGTACAAAAATCAATAAGGATGTCGCTGTAATTGGCCAGGCTGTCATTTAGCGGAGTTGCATCTCTGTAAGACGCGTTAGGATTGTCAAAAAGCACGACAGGGTCTAAGTGATTGGGTGGAAAGATACGGGTGGCACTCATGCGGCACCACCCCCACGCAAGGGTAAAGACAAATTAGTCATATTTAGCCCCTCCCGTCTTCTAAGTAAATTTCTAAGCTCCCGTTTGTGCCTGATAAGACAAAGGCAATTGCACGTGACGTGATTTGCGCTGCTTGGAACTCAGCCATAGTGGCAAATACGAATGTCGGTATAGAACCCAATGGCAACAGCCATGCAGCACTGGGTGCAAGATTGTCAACATCAACCTGAATGATAGGCACATCCACCTGCTGTGATGTAGCGTTAATCTCTGGCGCTAGAGGGATATTGGGTGCAGTTGCTTCATCCTTGCTTGCCGCTGGCCCTCCCTTAATCTCTACCAATTCGGCACTTTCGATGCCGAGCGAGATATCACGCCTATAGCGCACACAAATATAATCTATGCGATACATTGCCTGTCCGCCACTCTCTATCGTGACGCTATTTGCGCCCGCAAGCTTTACATGGCGGCCGCTGAGCAGCAGCTCGGCAGGTGAAATAGTACAGGTATTAGCATCTGACATGCTAATTTTTGGCAGCGATGCACCAAGGACATATGAGCCAGCCCCCATAGCGGCTCTCAAAAGCCCAGCCACATCATCAGAAGAGACATGAGGCTGTCCTGCTCGCCCCGTTACAAGCTCAATAGACATCATGCACCACCCTCTACAGATGTGTCAGGATGCGTCTTTTTATAAGCGTCAAATTCTACTTGTAGGGCAGCATGCTTGTCACTCCACCACTTTGCGGCATCTCGGCGCTCCTCGTACTTGGCCGTCATTTCAGCAAGTGCTGCATTGGCTGCATCAAGGTCAGCCTTAGTTATGATTTGCACCTTGCCAGTCCGCTCAAATGCGGTGTACAACTCGTCACACGCTTTTACGATCTCGGTATAAACCGCCGCGTGACTCGGGCAAAGGAGCAGCTTACGCTCAACTCCTGATGCATCAATGCGGCGGCGTATCACGTAGCTGTCAGCTTCGTCTGTCTCAGGTAGCGCATAAGTGGCGCTCCTGCATGATTGCACATCGCAAGCGTAGCGGCTGTAGCCTTCTTGTATCGCCATTCTTACCCCCTTACGGTTGATGTGTATGAATAGGTCATTTGGCCTTGCTTAAAAGATGCTACTTTCTTTGTCACAACTGCTTGGGCGCTGACCTTAGAGCGTGGGTCAGTGCCTCCGATAATGTCTCCAAGGTCAAAGGGCTGTGCCGTTGTTGAATCGCTCTTAATGCTTACTTGCTGTGATTTCTTCCAGAGGTCATTGAGATGCTTGGTGCCGTTCTTGATAAGCTCTTGCCCCTCAGATGAGGACTGGCTGTACGTCTCAGCAATTTCATCAATGCCTCTAATAGTCTGTGTTTGGCTTATCTTGCCTTGAGCGTTTGCGTAGAGATGCACCACTTCACGAGCTGCGCCTTCACCCTTGCCAAGACAGATAAGGTGATTAGTGGTCTTTTGCGTGCTAATACCAACCATGGCCACGCCTACCATTTGACTTTCGTTATCGGTGTAGGCTTTGCGCTCCATAACATCAATTACTACTCGTTTAAGCTTGTCAGACCATAAAAAGCGAGCCTTGCAATTTGTCGCAAGTAATAACTGCCACATAGCAGCCCATGCACCCATATAGCGCCCCGTACCTTGCTGTTCGTCTGATTGTGAGCCTGTAAAGGTATGCGTGACGTTAATCCCGACTCGCGCGGGGTTGACGCTAAAAAGCTCTTCCATTCTGGCGCGTGTGATTAGCTGTGCGACACAATCAGTCACATCACCTTTGAGTGTGAGGTATGCCTGCCCCTTATCAGGTGAGATGACGCGCCTATTGAGGACTCCTGTCCACGTATGACCTATGATAGTAAATGCTTCTGCACCGACGTCTGATTTGTAGCCCGTGACAATGCCGCCGAGATCACTCCCCTCAGCGTAAATCATTGCTCCGACCTCGGGGACGTTATCACCTGCTACATCTATCGAAAAGTCGTTCTCGTTATTTCCCCATGCGAAATCGCCATCATAGGGTTCAATGAGCCCTATGTCGCGAAGATTTGCATCAGTAAACGTCAGTTCCATGGCAGACTCCCGCGCTCCTCAATGGTCTCAATGTCAACACCAAAGCTTTGTGGCCAAGAGACAAAAAGACTGCATGGAGGCAAGCTTTCAAAGACGTAAGAGCCACTGCCTTCAATGCCGCGCATACGGTTGTTGTAGAGGTTAGTCTTTCTGCCAGAGGCATCAATCTTGTAGACCGAACCGCCCACCGTCTTCCTGCCTAGTGGGTCAATTATCACTCGCTCACCAAAATCAACCTCAGCGTTTACGCCGTAGACATTGTTTAGCGCCCCGTCTGGTGAACTAATGCGTACATAAGGATTCGAGCAAGCACCGAAAAATGTAATACGAGCAACGCTTTTCACGCTCAGCTCTAGTGATTCCATCGCAGAAGACCTAGCAGAGCCCGCAAAATCAAACTCAAAATCAAATGGCATATCGAGGCCAGATAAAGCACCGTCGTTCTCACCTGTTGAATTAGGCACAAACGAATGCTTGATTATGCGTCTCCACGTGGGGTCTATGGTGTGAAAGGTGAAAGTCACTGACGCGATATCCGTGTCGATGCGCTTGCTTTCTGCGACGCTTGCAGTGCAAAGTAGCTCCCAGCCATCAACTATAAGCTTTCCCTGCACGCCAGCATCAGCGTCTGCCTCTAACCAGCGAGACATCTCATTGAGTGTTTTAAGGTCAAGCAGTACGGCGGCAAGCTTATACGTTCTTGCTTTGCGCGTAATGGCTCCCGTGCTGTCATCTGCTTTCCATGACCACCCAAGGAGCTCGTTTGACCATGCAACAGCCGTTTTGCCTGTTAAGTCAAACTTTGTTCCTCTAAAATCTTCACCGCTTGCAGTTATGTAGATTACTTTTCTCATGCAAGCACTCTCCTTGCTTCGCGGACGGTCATGTAAGGTGCATTAGCTTCAATAATTGCCCCTAGCCGCGTTTCAAAAAGGCGTATGAGCGTCTCTTCAAGACGTGCGGTAGCAGCGCTATATGCGCTATCCTGTGCGCCCTGAGCGTCTAGAGCTGCATCCATGGCCACGCTCATAGGTGACGGCGTGAGCGCTCCTTGGATGTGTCCTGCCATATCGGAGACATACGGCATTACATCGCTTGTAAAGCCAGCTGCAAGACCTGTATGAAGAGATTGCATGACCGCTTTACCATTAGGGATGAGCAGCTTGCGGTCATATTCAATGGGGCCTTTATGAGATGCAATCCAGCTGCCAATGCCGCCAACAAAATTCTTCACACCCTCAAATGAGGACTTAAGGCCATTCAAGAAGCCATCAATGATAGATTTGCCCGCGCTTGTAAGCAGGCTGCCCACATTGCCTAAGGCTCCTAAAATCCTGCTAGGAATACCACGGACGAACGAAATCGCGCTATTAAAGCCGTTCTGGATACCGCTTAAGAATCGCATCCCCGCGTTCATGGCGTGAGTAGCGAGGCTGCCGACAAAGCCAGACACAACGTTTATGGCACCCATGAGAAAGCCAGATATAGTACCAGGAATACGACCAATAAAACTCCCGATGTTTTGCAAGAAGCCCGAGCCAGCGTTTATCGCATTAGCAATAAACTGAGCAGCAAACCCCAATACAAATGCAATAGCAGCGCTAAGCGCTGCGTTTATGTTCGCAGGAATCTGGCTTAAGAATGCAAAGAAGCCAGCAATGCCAGCAGGAATCTCAACAGTAAAGAAGTTGATAATGTTATTGTAAAACTGCTGGACAGCTTCAACAGCACTGTTAAAAGCGTTAGGGATATCGACTGTAAAGAATGTGACCACGCTTGTAACAAAATTGGCCACGTCAGTTATAAGCTGCAATATCCAAGCGATGAGCTGGCCACCAACGTCAAGCACAAAACCCATCACAACGGCGTTAATAGCCATACCAATGCTTATTATCCCGCCAAGGACTGGCATTAAAGCAACGATAGCCGACTGTATTGCCTCAAGAGCTGGGGTTACATAAGGCGCAATTTTATTTATTGCTCCTTCAATATGAGGCATGATATAGGCTATTTCCTGTTCAGCAGCGCTAACTATTTGGCCTATTGTGCCTGTAACGGCATCTACTATTGGCTGAAACGCTGGTACAAGCGTGTTCTGGACGTAATCAACTACTTGATTAAATGCATTCATGATTTGAGACGTGTCAACGTCTGGTAAGGGGATACCAAGCCCTCTAATAGCACCTGCGGCAATATTCCAAGCTGTAACAAGTGCTTCTGACAGCGCCGGGGCAAGTATCTCGCCTGCCTTGGCAAACACAGCGGGCAATGCCCGCACCATACCCTCACCAATTTGTGCAATACGAGGTATGACATTTTCAGCCACCGCACCTAGCGCGTCCATAAGATTCTGCGTGAGCTGGCTTAAATCTGCATCTTCGTTGCCAAGGCCAGCAAGCAAGTTTTCCCATGCTGCTTTGGCCATGTTGACAGAGCCTTCGATGGTGCCTGCTGCTTCTTTTGCAGTGGTTCCTGCTATGCCTTGCGCTTCTTGTACTTGTTGAATAGCTGTCACGCAATCAGCGAAGCTGTCAATTGATAGGTTAGACGCTTCGCCATTGGCAGCGCCCCATGCATTGGCATCGTCGATAAGGCGTTGCATCTCTGCTTTTGTACCGCCGTAGCCAAGCTTGAGGTTGTCGAGCATCGTGTAGTTCTGCTTGGAAATGCCCTGGATGGCGTTCTGCACGTCTTCCGCGTTGCTGCCAAACGTATTGACGTTGTCGCTCATGGCACGCATGGCTATATCTGTCAGCTCGGCCGCTTTTTGCGTATCCCCGCCAAGCGAATTAATTAACGCAGCAGAGAAGTTTGTAGCCTGCTGCATGTATTGATTTGCAGACATACCAGCAGTTGCATAGGCCTTAGCAGCATTTTCCATGACAGTCTTTTGAGCTGCTTCGTTGCGCTCCCAAGTGCCGCGCACCTCATCGGCGGCCTTACCCGTCGCTGCTGCGTACTGCTCTAGCGTCTGGCCAGCGTTGCCATAGAGTTTGGCCACGCCACCTTGTAGCTGCTCAAAATCAGAGTATGACTTAAGGGCCAAACTACCAATTGCGCCCACGCCAGCAACAATGCCCGTCATAGCACCAGCTGCAAGCTTGGCCGCATTGCCAACCATGCCCATCACTTTGTCGCCAATGCCAACAACCTTATCGGACGCTTCATCTTTTGCGCCTATTTTTATCAGGAGATCTAGTAAGGTCATCTCTCAACCTCCAATCCCTTTTCTTTCAAGTGAGAAAGCACGCTCTCATAGGTAGCGTCGTCCGTCTGAGCCGTCGTGCCCTGGCACTCTTCCCAAAACTCTTCCCAAGGCTTTGACATTGCCTTGCCGTTGCCTATGGCTCTTATCGTCTCCGCGACATAGACATTAAGCGCATAGGCACGAGTATCTCTTCGGCTGCGTGATTTGCAGTAAGCCAAAAACGGGGCCACGCGATGCGGCCCCGAATACTCCCCTATGCTAAGTCCGAGGGTTCCGTCGCGGGCGAAGCTAAAAAACTTGCAAGCTGGTCATCTGAAAGCAACTCGACCGCATCCACAATGACACGCGCGGCGCTGCGAGCTGCAAGATATTCGTCAACCGTCTGCCCTTCGGTGGCAGCCAAAATAGCATTGAGGTCGTTTTTGTGCGACTGCGCAATAAGCCCTACAACCTTAGCAACAACAGCAGGGCTGGTCTCCCCCGCCTGCATGCCCTGAAAAGCTTTGAGCAGCGCTTCATCACCAGCAATGTTAGATAGCGGCCCTGCTACATCTGCCAAAACGTCAAAAGCGCGTTCTGCGGGAATGTCTGATAGCTTCATCCATATCTCCTTATGCGCCTGCGACCTGAGAGGCAAGATAAATCTCAAACGGAACAGTATCTTGAGCCGTCATTGATGTGTGAGCGGTGTACTCAAACGAGAACTCACCTTTGCCTTTGTCTTTGGATTTGATGGAAAGGCCACCAGTAGAAAGCGCATTGAGCAGGTGAATTGCGATAAAGCCTGATGCGCCGTAATCGCCAACCCACCAGATGTCTTTGAAATCCTCCGTCTTTAGATCCTTGCGAGGAACAATCTTGGTGCTGTCTGCCGAATCAACATCGGCGGCACCAGCAATGGATTTCAAGGATGTAGTAGTAGCTGTAAGAGCGGTACCTTTCATGGTGACTTCCCATGAATCAATGCGCTTTAGCTCCATCATGTTGGCGGGGCAATTGTCAATGTCATCGCCATAATCGGTAAAGCTTGGCGTTGCTGAAAACTCAGAGCCACCAGAGGTAGCAAACATGATGTCTGCTTCGTCTACTTTTCCTGTCTTGGTATCAAACTTGTTCAGCACAAGGCCAGCGTTAATAGCAAGCTGCTTGAACGTATCAGCAGGAATACGTGTGTACTTCATTGTTATCTCCTAATCTGTTAAATATTCAATGTCAACATTGATATAGCGACGCTCTGCTTTGTCATCTGCAACGGGCTGCGAAAATGGAGTGCCGCGCCGTAATAGCACCGCTCCACCATCACAGATGACCATCTGCCCACCGTACCCAAGAGCCCTATAAAGGCGCGTGCAAAGTGCGTCGACCTCTGCCGCGTGTCCCTTGATGTGCCATACATCAACCTCAATAGAGTTGACATCACCAAACGAGCTCGTAGGGATACGGTGAGTCGCGTAAGGTACCTTTGCCGTGGTGGGAGCGTCTCCTTCGACATAGCACGGAAGTCGTAGCGCGTCTTTGAGCCATGCATGAATCGCTTGCGTTTGACTAGGCATCTATGACCTCCTCGCACTCATAGCGGGCAAACTGAAAGCTGGCACAGGCTGGCGTGTGGCGGTCTTTTGCTTCGCTCACCACGAGCAGTAGCCGCCCATCTGAGGTTTTTACGCGCTCATGAAAGGCAAGCTTTACTGCGGGGTCACAGGTGAGCGTACATTTAGCCTGAGAATCAGGGCGCGTAGCTATTTCTAGCTTGTTTGTGGCGCCAGTAGCGCTTACTGCGGCCATAAACTCACCAGATGGCTTCCAAGACGAAATACAGCCTCCTGAGCCGTCATCTTCTTCAATGAGGGTAAGACGGGTGCACTTTTGTGCCATCTTTGCTAAAAGCCCCGTCATAGCTTCCTCCACCTGTTCAGTTGGCTACGAAAGGCGGTTTGCCACGTCACTGCGCCGCCTGTTATAGGGTCTTTAGCAAGCGAGTATGAGTAGCCGTCAAAGCTCTCAGATTGCATAGCGCCAGCAGTTTGGCTATTTTTCTCCTGCCACTGTTCAATCTCGGCAAAAAGGTCACGCAGCTCTTTAGGCACCGCGCAGGGTGTAATTGTGCCTGCAAAGACACCCTCATCAAGCAGGTCATCTACGCCCACCTCATGTAGGCCATCATTTAAGGCAGAGCCACGCACAAGATAGAACTGGCGTGGCTCAAGCTTTGGCAGGACAGTAGCGCCGCCTGGCACAGATGCAAGCTTGCTACCCTTAATTTGATACAAGCCTGCATAAGGCGTTGTTTCAAAATAGTTGTTGATGCTTCCTAGCACCTGTGCAGCTACGCTCATAACATCTCCTAAGCAGTGGTGCGCTTAATGGCCGCAATGAGATTGCCGTCAAGCACCTTGGTGCCGAAGAGCATGTCCAAAGAAATAGTGTCAGTCTTGGTCTTCATGTCGTAGCCATAGACAACACGAATGCCAAAGCCCTCATAGTTGAAGACGGTTGCGTTAGCGGCTCCCTGAGGAATTGCCAAAGGAGCGGTAACCAGAGCAACAGCATTCTTGTGGAACACCAGGCCGTCGCACTCGTTGGCCTTCACGTCGCAGTTCTGGTCACAGTAGCAATCCATACCAAACTTGCGACCAAGCGAAGCTTCACGCAGAGCGGTACCATCGTCGCCCACCTTGTCGGCATTGATGAACAACTCGGTGTTAAGCAGGTCTGCCTCAATGTCGGTACCAAAGACAAAGTAGCGGTCAGCAAGAGGTGCTTTAGCCTTTGTGATGGCAGCGCGAGCCTCAACAATGTTTGTCTGCGTGACTGCGGCAGATGCGGCGGTAATGGTCTTCTTTGCACCTGCAACCATGTCTTTCACAAGCTGGGCATCCATTGCATCAACAAACGCCTGCATGGCAGGAGTCAAAATCTCCGCAGAGAAATCCTCAATGTTCATGGTCAGCTCTTTGGACGTAACGTTGATAGAAACGTCCTTATGGCCATTCATAACAACGGGGACTTTGGTCTCAGTTACATCTTGGACTGCAATGGAGCCTGCAAAGTCTTTAGCGACAAAGGTGGCGGGCTTGCGGGCGTTGATGGTGTCGCCACGACCAGCCACAAACTCGGGCTCGAAGCTGCGATGTACGAGGTTAGGAAGTACTGCATTGCTGCGCAAAACATCAAGTGCTTCGCCTGCGATAACCTCGGTGGTAAGAATAGTGTTAGCCATGATTTCTCCTATTTGTTGTTGTGCTTGTATTTCAAATACTCGCCAGCACTCATCTTTGAAATATCGGGCTCAGAATCATTGCCGTTATTAGGCGGCGTTGCGGGGTCTGCGCCTTGAGTGCCAGTTGCAGGGATGAAAGCAGCCCAATCAGATTTGATGGCCTCAGCAAGCTTGTCCTCGTCCTTAAACTTGCCGTCTTCCATCTCCATAGAGGAGAGATCTGTCGCTCGCAATACTGCATCAAGCTGTTTTGCACCTACGCCTGTAGCTTCAAGCAACTTGCGGTAAGCTGCGGCCTTCTCACGATCGCTTTGCGCCTTCTCAACGTTTGCCTTGAAGTCCTCAAAAGCTTTGTGCTCATCCTCATACTTTGCTTTGTACTCGTCTGTGCCTGCTGCCTTGAGCTGTTCCTTTAGCTCATCGACTTCCTTTTGCAGCGCCTCGGCATTGCCAGAGCTTGCGCGAGCGTCATCAACCTGCTTCTTTAGGCTTGAGACGGTCTCGGCGTGAGCGTCGATGATTTCATCTGTCTTGTCATCATCGATACCCATAGCCTTTAGCATCTTGCGTGTTAGTGCCATGCTCTCTCCTTGCTGTTCCAGTTCCTCGGAACATCCAGGGGGCGTTTCTTTGCCCCTGTCTTATGTGCAAGGTGAGTATCTATTAGCTGTCACAAGGTGTTTCTATTCACCAAGGGCATCGCGCATGATTTGAGCGTATTCAGATGCATGGTCAGCTGCTGCGTCACGCAAGAAGTGAGCTTTACCACCGTTTGGGTGTGAAAGTTTTTCGTTAAACTCAACGTATGGTGCGTACTCAACGTTCGTGCCAATGTAGGCGTCTTTGTCATCTGTGGTATGCGTAATTGAGTTTCTAAGCCTGCCTGTATCCACTGGCACATCAGCCTTAGCATATCCTTCGGCAACAAGCCCTATAGTTTCTAGACCTTTGGCAATAGCTGATTTAATCGCATTAGCTATCTGCTCGCGATTGTCCTCACGTATCTCTATCAATCCGTCTACATCAGCACTAGTAAGGCCTCTGGTGTTGTTGGCAATCATGCCTAAATCAACGCCATGCTGATTGATTTCTCCTCTAGCCATGAAAAACACCCCCACGCATAAGGATGGAGGTGTTGTCACAAAATTAAGGCAAGCGAGCAATGATGGTGAAGCCGTTCATGGGCTAGTCATAGAAAACATTAGATGAGTAATCAGGACACACCTCACGTAGTTTATCACTGAGGTAATCATGCTTAGTGGATATACTTTTTTTCATTAACTCAAGAGCCGTCTTTGGAGAAATACCACAGCCCTCCGAACACCACTCGCAATCAGGGAACATTCCACGAAACGCACCTTCAATTTTCAAGTCTTCTCTATCTTCTGGAATCCTTATTAAACGCTCGCGCTCCATGATTACACCCCCTTAATGATTTGCTTAAATACATCATACGATTTAGGTAGATATCTTTTCAAGGTTTCAAGTGCCTCAGGATTTGCCATTGTGGTTTCGTAGAAGTGTGCGAACGTTTCTGTTGAAAGATTAGATTCACCAGAACGTTCCCAGTAATCTTTCTTGTGTATAGGTAGACCATATTCCACACGCTGTCCTCTTGTGTCCACTATGGTAAATGAACCACAACAAGATCCATTTGTTGCACCATTGATAATGTCTGATATGCCGCCCATAGCAGCAGGATTACTAATATACGTCTCAGCAATATCATAAGTCAGATGTATCTTTGCTTGTTGTACGTTCGCATAGCCATTCTCTCGTTTTATTCTATTGAGAGTGTTTCTAACTTCTTTCTTAACCGTTGTGCCTAGCTCCATGGTCTGCGATTGAAGAGCCGTACCGCCTGTCATATTAAAATCAACAAGGTGCCCAAATTCATGGAAGAATGTCTGATACGGTGCCTTGTCTTTCCTTATGCTAAATCCAGCAGCAGTACACTCCATATTGATATGTAATTTACCTGTTGCAGACTCAAAATATGCCAATTGACTGTCGGCTTCTTTAGCAATATCCAATTTGCTGGCATACTTCTTAAATAACCTTACAGCATCTTTGTTATCACATTTTTCAACAAGCCTATATACTGCCTTTGTATCTTTTCTTGATAAGCCACCGCTTACCAGTGGCTTGTACTCATTAGGAATGCCTACGGAGCGTAAGCTTGTTATTACCCTGCTAAATATGCTCGTTTGCTCACTCTTCGGCAACGTCTTGAATGCTCTTAAGTCCTTGAAGCCTTGGTTGCGTATCTCTTCACGCATGGCCTTCATGAGCTTTGATTTGCTCGTGCCAGACTTCTCTATACTCTTCTGCACGCTGGGAAGCTCTAAGAACTTCTCTAGGCTCCTGCCGCTTGCTGCTTCGGGTTGTCGCTCCTTAACGCCTGCTTTCCACTCCTCATAGGAAAGAGAGCCTACGCGCTTCTGCTCGCGGCCTGCCATAACGTTATGACCAGGAATATAGGCAACGAGCGTACAACGGCAGTTATACGTCTCGCCAGCAGGCGCATCAGGGTCACCGGGAAACCTACAGCCATTGTCAAACTTCTCATCAGGTTTGATGTGCGTGCCGTCTAGCTTCCTGTGAGAATCGCGCGTGCGACCATCAAGAGCTGCCATCCACTGCTTCTCGCACTCGATACCCATATCATTAGCGGATACGTATGAGTCAACACGAGCTCTGTTTTCTGCTCCTGTAATGGCTGTGCGGGCTATGCGGATGGAAGAGCGTGTGTTCATATCAGCAACGCCGCGCAAGCGTGCAGCCATATCTGGTATTGACTCGCCTGCCAGAAATGACTGCATAAGAGCGCTTCTTACATGAGACGCATTCCAACTCATATCTTTAGGGATATTGACGCGAGGAGCAGGGAGCAGCTGCTTGTCCTCGTCTAGGAGGTTAGCTACTGTTCCCTCGTCATACAGTGCAAATGTAGGGATTACCTTGCCTTGTTGTGCCTGATAGCTGCCATAGTTGTAATTTTCGGCATAGACACCAGGCAAAGCGCCGCGTATGTGCTCTGTGGCTCTTTGGTCTGCTTCTACAAGGTCACGCGCTAGCAGGTCTACAAGCCCTTGCGCCCGCCCAAGGTCGGCGCACCTTGCACTTTTCCAAGCCTTAAATTCTTTTTCAGTGCGCTTGCCAGACCTAACGTCTTGCTGCCACAGCTTTAGCTCGCGCTCATAAGCTACAAGCTTGCTCTCTAGGCGCTTGGCCATGTCCTTATGAGCGGCCTTAAACTCCTTGGCCATGAGACGCGCGAGGCGGCTTATCTCCTTATCTGCCGCATCATGTACGACATCAGACATGCGCTATTCCTTTGGCTCTAGCGTGGTCATGCGCGCGACATCGTCAGCATCTACCGTCTCAAGAATGGCTGAGGCTTCATCTGCTGTGAGATTAGGCAGCTTGGAAAGAATTGTTTTGCGGTCAAGCCACTGTGCTTCCGTGGCTATCATTTGAACCTGCTCCAGCTGGTTAGAAACACGCTGGCGCTTAAAGATAGGCGTGTCTTCGATGTCAATAAGTGACAAAAGACGCTGCAAAGCACCCGTAATTTGGAATTCAAAATCGCTGGCGTTCTCGTCTACTGGCTGATATGCCGCTTCAATCTCGGTAGCAGTTTTGCTTGCAGCAGAAAGCGCGGTTACATCCAGACCGCCAAAATCTCGGTAAATGCGTCGCTCTATGCCTTCAAGATAGGCTTGGCGTGCTTGATAGGGTACTTCTTGCTGGTATGGCGTGACTTTGCCGCCTTGGTCAGTATCGGCAGGAGCGATATGCAATACCTTTAGACGGTCACGGAAACGCGCTAAGTCGGCGTCAGACATGCCGCCGCAGTTCTCAACAATCCAGTAAATTTGTGACACGTCAGTAAGGTCATTTGCAAAACCAGATTGGATGAGATCGTAAGAATCAATTGCCTGCTGCATGCCAATGAGTGTTGATTGGTGAAGCCTACTGCCCCACATGGGGACAATGGGCAATTTCCCGCCCCAGTTATCTTCGCCTACCACCTCGGACGTGCCATCAGGATAGCGCGATACCGTCAGCAAATATGCTGTCTGCTTTTTGGTTTGTACAAGCTTTTTGCCCCTGCTGCCTGCTTTTTTTGCGTAGACATACTCGCTGTACCCATCAGGAGTGTAGAACGTGATTGCCATAGGGCGACTACTGTCAATTTGCCAAAAGCGGATGCCACCCATAAGCGCACCTGTGAGCTCGTCCCAAAGCGGCACGAACTCAGTTATCTCAAATGTGTAGAGCTTAGATCCTGACCAATAGCCAAACGCCACGCCATGAATAAGCGCGGCATACGCCCAGCAGCGCAAATCGTTATCAAACGATTGTCCTAGCTTATCTTTTGTGCCATCTCCTGCAAAGCTCACGCCAGCGCCAAGGCTATAGCTTAGGCGTTGCACATTGAGACGGTTGAAGAAGTTGCTTGCAATCTTTGAGTTAGATGCGGTGTAATCTGCAACGGGTGCGCCTGTAAGCGTAAATATTGTCTTTACGTACTCGTTGATGGTCGTATTGCGCTGCTTGTCGTATTTATCAGCCTTGAGAGCTGTTGTGTACAGCTCGCTTCCTTTATGAGCGCTAATTGCTGATAGCAAAAACTTTTCTGTTCCACCACGCGCCTTTGCTGCTAAAAAGTCCTGCCATGTGGTTATCTGGTCTGCCATATGTGTCCCCATCACCCAAATATGCTGTGATATGTCTGAGCACCTGCATCAAGCGCTCTTGCTATGCGCATTGTCGCAACCATGTAACGCAGCGCATCACATGCATGGTCATCGACCTTAAGCGGGCGTTCGACTCCTGTTGGCGTTTCATCCCAGACATAGCCGCCCAGCTCTTGCACAAGGTTTGTACAAGCACCCTTATCAATGCGCACAAGCCCCGCCTGCAAACATGCAGCGGTCTCGCGAATGCCGTCCATCACGTCATTGCGGGCATGGCGGATGCGAAAGCGCCCACGACGGCGCAACTCAGCCATGAACGAGGTCGCGCTAGGGTCAACGATGATTTCTACCTCGGGGGTCGGGACGTCTGCCACAAGGGCTAACATCGCGTCAGCATAATCAGGGTCAGTCATCTGGTGGCCTTGTGTGCGCCCCGAGTAGTAAAACTCTTTGATTGCGTGCCACGCTGTGCCGTCATATGCCCAAAGCAGCGCTGCAAAGGCGTTTTGTGTACCGTAATCAACAGAGACCGCCCAGCGCTTAATTTCATCTACATCAAGGCTTACATCGTCTTCTAGCGCACTCTCATATGCTGGATACACCAAGCCCTCTGCTTTAACCCACTCACCTTTGATATAGCGGTTGTAAAACACGCCCGAATACATACGCTCGTAGCGTTCAATAGTCTGCTGAGAAAGACTAGGGTTGTCGGTCATCAGAAAATGCAAGTGCAGCGCATTGCGATTATGTGCCTCGTCTATCCATTCCCGTTTAAACCAATGCGCAGGGCTATCAGGGTTGCAGTTAAACCACAATTTCGCGCCCTCAACAGAACAACGCGCAAGCGCTTGGTTAACAAAGCTTTGTGGCATGAGTGCCACCTCATCCATGAGAACACCAGCAAGCGTGCGTCCCTGGATGAGCATGTAACTTGCTTCATCTTTGCCACCGAAGACCTCAAACCAGTTCACGGTGTTGCCACGTCTAACCTCTAACACCTTGTCTTGGCCATGCCAGCGCAAGACGTAACCTTTGCGTGTGGGATAGGTCATAACGGTGTAAGGCACGATGATATTTTTCTTAGCGCTATCTATTGTCTTGCCACAAATGCCGAAGCGTTGACCTGCGAACTCTCTCATTGCCCAATCAACAAAAGCAACAGTCATAAGCGATGTTTTGCCGCTGCGCACCGCACCATCGCACACCAGCGCATCGTAGCGTGTGTAGGGAAACGCAAGAATTGATTCCTGCTTGTCACTGAGCACGGCGATCTAGCTCCTTTGCTCGCTCAATTAAGCTTGCGCTGAGCGCGTCATCGTTAATCTGCTCTGCTTGAGCGGGAATTTCAGGCGGATTGTCGCGATAGCCGGCACGGTTTTTGAGATAGAAGATTTGCGCCGACACAGAAGGCGGCAATTTGCGGCGCTTGATTTGCTTGCTACCATCGGGGTTTGTGGTCTCAATTTCCTCGTAAACATCGCCTGTAGCGCTGCGAAAAAGATAGTTTTCAATGACTTGCACAGATAGCGCTCGGCCCTGAGTGACCGCATCGGCGATAGCTGCGTATTTATCCATCCACACACCTAGCGTCTGGCGCGAGATGCTCATGTTGTGGGCTAATTCTTGATAAGTGCATCCATGAGCTGACCAGTTAATGATTCGCTCAAGGTTTGCAGGCTCTAGCCATAGCTGATATTTTGCGCGACGTTTCTTCATGCCTTGATTGTCGGCGCTTGGTCACACCACAAAAACAGCTTTTTACCTGCTCTTTTAAGATGTCAGGTTTGTAAGATTAGGCGAAAATAAAACCTAAAAATTTAGGCTAACTACTTGCAATTATATACCGCTAGTCTTATAATATTCTCATCAAGTCAAGGGGAGGTGATTGCAGTGAATGACTTGAAAGGGTTCCTAATCGCTCTAGTTGCAACCACGCTAGGGAACATCATCTCGGTAGCGATTCAGGAACGCATTAAACCCCGCCAGAAGGCCGGCAAGCATTCCAAGCGGGGCTAGTGCTAAGGGGAGCCAAAAGGCTCCCCGACCACTACTATTTTAGTCTGATTGGGGGCAACATGGAAGATTTGAAACTCTTCTTCATCTATCTGATGGCTTCTCTTATTTCTGGTCTGATTCTGGGGGCTATCAGGGATAGGAGGCGCTAATGACAGTATCAGAAGCACAAAAACGCGCATCGAGCAATTATCGAAAGCGTAACGTAAAACAAGTAGTCGTATCATTTTATCCTGCTGATAAAGACCTCTACGAATATCTACAGACCAAAAAGAGTAAACAGCGATATATCCGCGATCTCATCAGGCAGGATATGAACGAATACGACAAGGAGCAGCCCTGTTAGGGATTGCTCCTTTTCTTTCTGCTCATCCTTTGTCTAAGCATTGTGTCGCGCTTTGTCTCCAACGCGCGGCACTCTTTCTCGTCAAGATAACAGCCTTTGCAAAGTTCTAGCCGTTTTGCAGACGCACTCTCTACCCACACGGGGCGGACATGGCATCTACAGCACAGCGTATTTCTTCGATTCCAGCGCCCTTGGCGTTCTCGCATGCGCTGAATCGCTTTTGGCGTATGCCTTGGAAGGAAACCTTTGTGAAGCTCTACAGCGGTCATATCAGGGTGGCCAAGAAGTACTGCGATTTCTCTCTTCGTCCACTTTTCCCACGTATGTGAACGTTTTGTGTGATTTCGTACTTGGGGCAAATGCCCCAAGTTTTGCGGCTTTTTTACTCCCTGACTCACCCTTTTCCTCCCTTAAAAACTCATTGCTAGCTGCCCTAGCGATTGGCTACAAGCCTTCTGTCGGCTCCTGTCATGTGGATGACCTCACACGAGCCCACAAGGCGCGAAACTATCGCATCAGCGCCTTCTGTGTCTCCCCTACTACTGAGAGCTTTTGCCATGTCGCTCGGACTCTCCTGTGAGGTAACGATGGTAGGAAGCCCATAGGCAGAGCGGGCATTGATGACCTCAAACAGCTGTGTGATGGCAAGCTCGGTCGGAAGCGCTCGACCCAAATCATCGAGTACAAGAAGCGGAATCAGCGCATAATGCCCCGCAACTGCGCTTTCACGCCCTTCGCCGATTGCTGCTCTCAGCTCACGGAGCATGCCTGGGGCTGTCGCAAATGCGGCTTTTCCTGCACCAGATGAGATCCAAGAGGCAAGCACAGAGCAGGCTTTGAATGTCTTGCCAACGCCTGCATTCCCCCAGAGCCAAAGCCCGCGCCCAGCTTGCAAAGCATCGAGATAGCGGCTCACAAGCGGGACGTTGCAGTAGGCGCTTGGCACGCCAAGACGAGCCATACGCACATCAAACGGCACTTCTACAGGCATCAACTGGGCTGCTTCGGCATCGGTGATTTCCTGCATGCTTACGCTTTTGCCCTGGTGAGTGGCGAGATACGCGTCAATGCCTGCCTCATCGACGGGGAAAAACCTGCTTCCTATCAAAACGCTGCTGCCATCTGGTGAGAGATTCCATTGGAGTTTTTGAGCGCTTGAGCTGGCAATTCTCGCAAGTGCCGCTGCGATTGTGCTCATGGTGCCACCTCCCCCGAATAGGCTGCGTATTTGTCGCCTAGACTGGATGCTGTGTCACGCGCCTTCACCTGTGGTTCTCCTCGGTTTCTAGCGCGAGAATTCCAGCCTGAGCAGGCAATTTTCCAGTCAGAAAGCGCCTGCCCATTGGCCTTTTTCCAGCCCTGGCTGGCGTAGTAGGAAACGAAGGTTTCGGGGTCAACGTGGGTGAAGTTGTGCTCTGCGACGTAGGCAGCAACCTCTTCGACGGTTGGCTTGTGATTTTTTGAACAGGATTTTTCTTTCTTGGGTATTCCGTTAGGAATACCTTCTTTCTTATTACTATTACCCTTACTCTTAGTTCCCTCAATTTTCGGGGTTCTGTTCATTGCAGAATCGCTATTCTGTTCATTCGATTTCTGCGGTTCTGTTCCCTCAATTTTCGGGGTTCTGTTCATTTGGTTTTTACGGTTCTGTTCATTTGTCGTATCTGCCTTGGTCTTTCTTACCTCAGCACTCTTCAAACCTGCGACACGCTTATTACGGCTCTCGTCCAAAGAAGGACGGATAGCGGTAATTACCGCCAGAGCCGCCCCTTCTGCTTCAGGCTCAATTCCATAGGCTAGATACTCAAGAATCGCGGTGTAGTACTTCTCACGGTCTTCCCGTGTCATCGCTTGCCCCGCGTCAATGTATGAATCAAAGATATTCATGAGTCCCCGCCTAAAGATTTTCCAAGGGCTTTGCTCCGCCATAAGGAATTCGGTCTTTGCATGTAATAAATGTCGGCAACCATGGGTGTTTACCTGTGGGCTCTTCGCCCGTGAATCCATAGTGCAGAAGAGCAAGTAAGAACTCGCTCCCCTGCTTCTTGGTCATCATGGCAGCCGCTTCATACATATCATCTTGGATTATGACTGGCATAACGATGTCCTCTTTTACTCAGCTGTTGGCGCGTTTTCATGGGCTTTGTGCTCAAGAAATGCTTGAATTTCATGCCATATATCGAAAAATTCTTCGCGGGTAAGCCCGTAATCGTCGCAATAAACATCGAGATAGCAGTCCGCATGTCCTAAAACCTTGTTGATAAGTTGCGCTACCGCATCAAGATTTGGCACCCCATCAAGTACAACAACATCAGATGTAATAGACACTACTTGAGTGCCTGGTAGCTCATAAATGGTGCAGTTTTGCGCTTCCATCGTTTGATTTACTTGCTCTTCAAAGGGCAACTCTTCTTGAATCGGTTCAATGCTTAGCTCAACTGGTGTGCTCAGTAGCTGCAAGCGTGATAGCTCTCCTGCGTCTTTTGCAGACGGTACCGCTTCAAACGCAAGCTTTCCTATGCCTGCGCTGCACTCAAATTTTTTGTAGTTTGCCTTTATTTTCATGGTGGTAATCCCTTTTCTTAATCCTCGTGAGTGTTTTCAAATGAGATATCCACCTCGGTTTTATAGCTGTATCTCAGACTCCCTAGCATGCACTTGAGCAGGGCGTCACACATCGCGTCTTGTGTTCCTTCTTCTGCAAGCTTGCACTTGAGAACTTTCTTAACCTGCTCTTGCATTTCGTCTGCCGCTTCTTCAAGAGCTTTTGTAGCCGCATCTCTGACGGCTTTGTTAACAAGATATTCGAGCAGCGTTTTGTCGTGTCTGTAAGTAGATGCTCGACCGCTCGAATCTACCCTTGTGCTAAGCACCATGCTAATAAGTTGCTGTGCAAGCTCTTCTTTGCCTAGTAGGCTCTGCGAGACGCTCGCAATAACGGTTTTCTTCACTACTCCTTCTAGGTATTCGGGGTCGATACCAAGGTCAATACCAACAATCGGCTTTTTATCGTTCATTTTTATCTCCTGTGTTCTCGTCAAAAAGTTACTGTTGCTTCGGCTCTGTGCGTATAAGTCCGCTAGTCATTGCAGCTCACCACCCTTGCGCCACAGTTAGGGCAGTAAGCCCAGTCAATAGGGCTATTGATGTGATATTCATCTGCAAAAAATGTCTCTCCGCAAGATGAGCAGATAAAGTTGTCGTTTCTAAATTCGAGAGGAGACTCCCTGTTGTACCTAATCTGCTTGTTCTCGCACACAGGGTCTATGAGGTCTGCTAGGCGATTGTGCAGCTCCTCGTAATCGCACGGGTGCATCGAATCGGGTGGGAAGCATCCGAACAAAGCGTTGTGGATTTGGCTGTAATCAGCTTCATCAGAGCGGTTCGCTTCAATGACTAGTCCGTCCCTTTCCCACTCATCAAGTGCGGCATAAACATCGTCTGGAAGTGCTCTCAGTTTTCTTGCTACCTCTGTGCGTTCGTTTGAGTTGGTCATTTCAGCTCCTAGAAGGGTATATCCTCGTCATAAACGTCTGGTGCTGGTGCCTGCTGTGGCGCGTTATAAGCAGGTGCAGGGGCATAATTGGGTGTTTGTTGCTGCTGATGTGCTTGCGTCTGCTGTGCTGGGGCTGGCTTGCTCTGCGCGTATGGTTGGGCGGATGCAGGTTGGCTTTTTCGTGGCGGCAAGACAATGTTTTGGCACACAACTTCAAGCTTTGAGCGCTTATTTCCGTCTTTATCAGTCCAAGACGAATAGCGCAGCTCGCCTTCGATGGTCACTTTCATGCCTTTGGCAAGAATGCTCGATAGTGACTGTGCTCGCGCTCCAAAGATGGTGCAGTCGATAAAGTTTGGCACGTCTTCCCACTCACCATTTGCGCCTTTGACGCTGCGATTACTCGCAATGCCAAACTTGAGCACTGACGCGCCGCCATTTGTCGCCATTAGCTCAGCGTCACGGGTAAGATTGCCTGTGAGCACCACGGTGTTGATATCGCTCATGCCTTGCTCCATCCGCTTTTAGCTTGAGAGTCAGCTGCTGGTGCTACTGGTGCTCCCATGACAAAGTTGCCTACAGCCTGTAGATAGGCGTCGCTATCGGTTGGCTTGCCGCAGGCGTCGATAATCGCGTGAGCGGCTTCATTCGGCGTGATGCCGTGTGCCTGTGCGTAGTGTTCGGATGCGTCGCGCATAAACTCTCGGGTCTCTGCTGTAAGACTGCTTTGCTTTGGCTGTGGTGGCTCATAGTTTGTTGGAACAGACTCTACGGTTGCCGTCACAGGCTGGGGGCACATCTCGTCGTTGATGTACATGCCTGAGAACTCGTTTGGGTAGGCAAGACGCCATGCGGTAGCCTTGGCCACCTTGTTAATCATCACACCAGGCATCTTCGCCCAGTTGCTTTTACCAGTGGAAAAGTCGTTTAGCGACACTTCGGCGTAAGCGGGGACTTTACCATCGGTGAAGTGAACTTTTGCCCAGCCGCCGACGAGCTTTTCGCCTAGCTCGGAATAGACTGCGCTGCCTGCTCGGTGTTCGATGCCACGCTGCTCTGAAAAGATGACCACGCCATCTTCTATGCCGCCGTAGTTGTCTGCCTTATTTGCGCGGCGATTGAAGACTTGAAAGCCTGTGATAATCTGTGCGGGGCTGTTGCCGTACTTGATGAGATAGGCGTCTTTCGCACCAATTGGGTCGAGATTGTGCTTGGCGCAGTGTGCGAGGAAAAGAGCTACCTCTTTTGGTGTTGCGTCTTTGCAGACAAGGTTAATAACGTCTTGTGCTGAAAACTTTACAAGCTTTCCTGCATCGTCGGTAAATGAGACTAAATCAGTTGTTGCCATGATTAAATCCTCCTAAACATTGCGTTGATTCCTGCCGCGTTAATCCAATCGCGGAGTGCTTGTAGCTGTAGCTCGGTGACCGTGGCGCGAAACTCGACTGTGAATGCCACAGGTGCTTGAGGAATTTCTTGTGCGGTCTCTATGCGGCGCTGACGAGCTTCTTCTGCTGCTTTAATGGCTTCTGCATGCCTGAGCTCTTCTTCCTGCTGGCGCTTAGCTTCTGCTTCTGCTTGTGCTTCTAGTGCTGCCTGCTCGGCTTCCATTTGTGCGGCTTCGCGCTTGGCAATCTCTTCTTGCATGAGTTCTTGGCGCTCACGCTCTGCTTGCTCATGAGCACGCGCTGCCTCTGATGCTTCAAATTCGGCGTTTTCGGCGGCAATGGCTCCTGCCATGTCGAGCGAGAGCAGGAACTTCGCGCGGATGCGTGATTTGCGGTCGGCTGGGTAAGGCATGCCATCTAAGGTGGTCAGGCTGCCATTCACTGCTTGTATTGCATTTTGCAAGTCAGCTATAGCGGCTGCGGTGCTGGTAGAACGCAAATACCATTTGCCTGATTTTGCGTAGTGCTCCTCGATGAGGTCAAAGCTCACCATGGTCGCAAGCTCGCCTGCAAAGTCGGCATAGGCATCTTGCAGTTCTGAGCGCTTACGCTGCTGCCTGCCTTCGTCCCATGTCGTAAGTTCTTGCTTGAAAGCGCTCTCGCGCTCTGTGAGCGGCTCAAGTGTGCTTTTTGCACCATCCTTAAAAGTCTTTACAGCCTCCTCGATGGCGCGGGTCATACTCTTGCGCTCGGTTTCGATTGCATTGATACGAGCGTTGAGAGCGGTGCGGGTGCGCTTCGCCTGCTTGTAGGCGTCTTCTGATGTGATGGGGAATGGCTCAAAGTCGCCACTTGCTACCATGGCAGCGACTTTGCCAGTAGCTGCTGAGAGCCACACATCGGCATCACCTAGCACACGCGGCGTTTCGATGACTTGGGCTTCTACTTCTAAGGTGTCTTTACTCATATTCGTCTTCTTCCTCGTACTCGTCTTCATCGTCGTAATCGTCTTCGTAGTGGCTGTTCCACCATGCTTCTGCGTCTGCAAGTTCGCAGGCGTAGCAAATGCTTTCTACGTCTTGGGTCATGCGTCCTCACCTGCTTCAAGCTCGATTAAGCGGACTTCAATGCGGGGGTTATCTTTATCTGTTGCGAAGATGTGGGAAATGCCTACGACGTGTTTCTGGTCGTCATCTACAAGCACGCCTGCGGTTACGAGTCCGTCTAGGATGAACTTCGCGCCAAAGGCGATGTTGTCGAGATCGCGACGGTGGTTTTTTTCGTACCACGTGATTGAGACGCGGCAGGGGGCGGCCAAAGGCTTGAGCTTCTGAGCTTTTGCACACCACGCAACAAGGGCGGTTTCTGAGCGCTTGGCTTTGCTGCCTTTTGCCCAGTGGGCACGGTTGAGCGCCGTGTACTCATTAAGCCCCATGAGTCGCCCTGGAATAACGAGTAGGCTCACTTGGCCACCCCCTGCGATTTGAGGTAATCAATCCATGCCGCGAAAGCGTCGGCATCTTTGAAGAAAGTGCCGATGTGGCATGTAGTGGTGTGGGGCTTGCCTTTATCACCTACACCACGCTGCTCTACGCGGTCGTAGTACTCCCAGCCATCACAAATAAGCGCGTGATACCCACGGCGGCAAACGACTTCGCCTTTCATGCTGCCTTCCCTTCGTCTGTCGCTACGAAAAGCCCCTCGATGTCCCAGGGCGTAATGCCAAACTCGCGGAATTCTTGGGCTATTGCCCAGCCCGCGCCCGTCTGCCACCCATTGAGGTAATCGCGGACGTATCCTGTCTTAAAAAGCTTGCTCATCACGCGCCTCGACTCGCAAAACTCAGCCATGACGCGGCGAGCAACACGCTTGAAGTCTTCGCAGGCGAATTGCTTATGTTCGCCTACAAAGCGTTCAGAGCAGAGCTGCTCAAGCGCCTGTTCAAATGTTTCGTTGCTCATGTCTACATCGCCCCAATCAGGTGCAGAATCGTCTGTATGTGCCAGGGCATGAACGCGTGGTTAAAGCCCAAGGCAATGCCTGTGTAGATAAAGGCGGTGAGGTCGTAGAGCAACTCGAGTGCGATTGCGGCGCTGATAATCACGGCTACTGCTCGCAAAGCAAACCGTACTTCTTCAGTAACTCGCGGCTTGAGATACGCCAACGCTCGTCCCCGACCTTGGCAGCAATAAGCTGCCCGTTTGCGCACATGGCGCGGACTGCTCGTGTGCTGCATCCGATAATTCCTGCTGCTACATCTACGGAGATGAGCGGCGGCAACTCTTGAATTTCCTGTACGGCGTACTTCATGCGCTCCTCCTGCGGCTGTGAATCTGTGTTGTACAATGGTGTTGTCCATTTCTAAGTCCTTTGGACGCGCCCGTTACGAGTGCTGGCTCGTGGCGGGCATTTGCTTATGCGAGCCTGATTGCTCCTGCGGGGATACTGTCGTCGAAGAAATCGGGCAACCAGACGATGCAAAGGCGCTTTGCGGCAATCCAGAATTCGGGGTTCCCCTCGTTCTGGACTTTGAGTTCGTGACTGAACTCGCGGGCTTCGTCGAGAGAGCTGAACCACTTTCCATGCCAACTCTCGTAATCTGTCGTCCAATCAACACGCCAATCCATGATTTGCTCCTTTCTTATGTGTCTCTTTTAGTCTTCAAAAAGGTCTTTTGGCTTACAGCCGATCGCCCCAGCAACAATCTCTGCGGTGCCGATACTCATGGCGCGGATGCCTTTATCGGTTGACCATTTCCAAATGGATGTGCGACCGTAGCCAGTCTTTTCTGCAAGTTCCTTTTTGGTCACACCCGTCTCTTTAAGACGCTCATTTAGCATTGAGTGCATACAATCCACCACCTTTTGTGTAGGAACACATGTTTTTATGCAATATGTTGTGTTATGCTCACTTAGAGCGAACATCTACTATCTTTCGTCTGATTAGATGTGCTCTTTTATTGGCGACTCGGAAAACCACTGAATGGGGGTGATTTATATGGCAAAGACACTTCATAAGCCTGGCGAGGATAATCAGCGTCCAGGGCGCTATATCGAAGTGGGGCCACGCGGTGGCCAAGTCAAAGATCCGCGCGTTATCAGTATCGATAAGGGAGATAGGCTTCCGCCTACCTCCGAAGAAGGCCATCGCTGGGTAAAGCACTAAGCCTTCTTCCGTCGTTGTCCCGGACGCTAAACGGGGCATTGGTTGCTCACCTCAACCCGTTTCCTCCAGAGACACCAACATCTCCCGAAGCAATCAATTTGCACCCAGGCTTCTGCCCAGTGTTTACCGCTCTCCCAGTAGGTCGTAATGTAGTGGTGCATCTCTCCTCCCTTCTCCTTGTTCAGTCCGTTGCATCATCGCCCTCTCAGGCGATTGGTTCGGCGGGGGTTTGTACCCGCGGCAGTGTGTGCTGCCATCGACCACCTACGTATCCGCATAGGCTCGGGTGCTGGTAGTGCTTAGTGCTGGATACGGCCATCTGACAGCATTAGATACTCTGGAGAACACCCATAAAGGTGTGATAGTTTGATAATGTTCTCTGCAGAGGGTGACTGCTTTTCAAGCTCCCAATTACTAATTTGATTCGCGCTAACACCAACTAGCTGGGCAACCTCTTTAGTAGTCAATGATTTGCGGGCACGCTCAGCTCTCATATTCATCCTCACTTAGACTCACCTCCAAATACATCCTAAAGGTTGTATCGACAAATAGAAAGATACAACTCTAAAGTTGTTGTGTCAACCTTAATCGCGTGGAAAAATACAACTATAAAGTTGTTCATAAAAGGAGGGGTGATGTACAAAATCGCTGAGGCACGCAAAAGAAAGGGCCTGAGTCAACTTGACTTGGCAAATGCGATAGGCACCACTCAGCAACAAGTCGCCAAGTGGGAAAGCGGGAAAATAGACCCGCGTGTTAGTTCTTTAGAAAAAATTGCGTCTGCTCTTAACGTTACCCTGTCCTACCTTCTCGGATTGGGCGATGACCCTAACTTTATTAATGCCAACCCCGTTCCCACCGTCCGCGTACCTATCCTCGGGCGTATCGCCGCCGGCACGCCACGTGAAGCGTTTTCTTGCTCTGACGAGTGGCACGACACTCCTACAACACTTGTAGAGCACAGAAAAGGCTGCTTTTGGCTCGTAGTAGCTGGCAACTCCATGAACCGCTTGTTTCCAGAAGGCTCGCTTGTGCTCATTGACCCTGCCGCTGAGGTGCGCGATGGAGACGTTGCAGCGGTATTTGTAAATGGCGATGATGCCACCATTAAACGGGTGGAGTACGACAGTGGCGTAGTAACGCTATATCCAGAGAGCTACGACACCGAATATCGCCCTCGTGTGATAGACCAAAGCGACCCTGATGCACCATCATTCCATGCAATAGGACGCGTGGTGAGCTTTACCGCACCTGATGATTGGAGAGCGTAAGAATGAAATTCGGCATGCGGATTTTAGAAGGTATAAAGCACTTACAAGCCGAACAGCGTATAAAGAATGAAGCGGCTCGTAGAAGCGCTGAATTCATGCATAAATCAGAAGAGTCTTATCGTGCGATGAAAAAATATAAAGATAGGCCTCTTAGAAAATCAAAACTTGCAACAGGTATACCGAATTTACCATTTAGCGATGGTGAATACGCTGCAGACGATAGGTATCTCTACGACTATACAAATAAGAAAGCCTATCTATCAGAAACAGATTATTTCGTAACAACAGAAGCATTAAATGCTGTACGCAAAGATATATTCAAGCTTGAAGCAATGATTAGTCCTTCCAAACTTGGAATAAATTCCTTACCAACCTTTAAAGTAAAATTAGGCAAAGTCCCGATTTATAATGCAGGGGAAAAGCCAACTGGACATAGAGGTGTTTATCTCACTGTTACACCATTAACACCGACAGGCAAACCGCCACGATATCCAGCTGTTATCCACTTCTATAACACGCCTATGTCTGGCGAAATGTTCCACGGCGAAATTTCTTACCTTGCTAATGGAAACATGGGCAAAGCAGATATTACATATTGTCTCGATGGCGCTACATATAAAGTTGCATGGAGAAGCAAAAACGGGAAAATTCAGCCATCGAATATAAAAGCAATTGACCCAACCATGACAATGAACCCTGACGTAGTGTTATGGAGAGCGTGA